GGAGGATCGTGGGATTCCAACTTTAGTGTGGTGCAAACCGCGCTAGATTCCCCCCTTGCCACCGATTTCCATCTCCAGGACTTTTGCCAAATCGTCCAGGAGTTTGGAGATGAGCTACAGCTACGACATATTGGCTTTCCTAGTTGTGGCGATACTGCTGAGACACACCTCAACCCCTCCGCTTACCCTGGTGTGTACTCTTCGGTTATGCTTAGTAACAAACTTGAGGCATACCCGATAACCTCTCTTCAGTCCCGTGAGCTGTTCCGTAGGATCTCCGAAGAAGGTCCTCAATTGGACCCAACCGTTTGGGCAGCCATGGGACGATCCAAACGCAACGCCAAACCGGGGTGAGCGACTTAAATCGCGTTTAGTACAGGCCCCAGAAGACTTCTGGGCTAGGTACGTTGGCGTGTTTGCAGAGCCTATTACCACACAATTTGTGGAAACGGCCGGAGTAGTCTTGCTGGGTGAGCCTGCAGTCGGTGGCTCGCTCGCTCAGCGTATGCAACAGATACGGACTGATAAAGTCCTCGAGCTCGACTGGGGCAATTTTGATAGCACTGTACGCTTCCAAATGAAGCGCGCGGCCTTAGCGCTCGCCTGGTGCTGTTATGCCCCCAACACGATCTCGGACAATCATCTAGTATCCGTTGCGTCATCCATCCTTTCATACAACTTGCTTACCCCCGAAGGGGGAATCTGGCATATCAACAACGGTGTGCCGAGCGGTTCGCCATTTACTTCAATCGTGGACACGCTCGCTAACTGGCTCGCCCTACGACTAGTTGGCGCACACCTTCCAAAGTTTCGAGCTCCGAAGGGAAGTTTGTCGGTCTACGGAGACGACACCCTTCTTGGTCTGCCAGGAGATGTATCTGAAAGTGATCTTCAGGAGTTTATTTTCTTTATTACTCAGCGCATTGGTTTTAAGGTTGAAAGGGACGACCTTTACGTTAAGCAGACAACTGAGTATAACCCCGCCTTCGCGCCCTCCATAATTGGCTATGCCTTTATCGGAGGATGCATTATAGGTAGAACTCCCGCGAAATGGATGGAAATCTGGCGTGTTCCCCCTAAGCCGGTTAAGACCGCTGTCGCCAGGTATGCTCTTTGGAATTATATGGGCACCTCCCCCCCAGGTGACCCATTGGTGTTTTGGTGGAGGCAACGTTATTGTTGCATGCAACAGGGTAAGGCCTCCCTGTGGCATAACGGGCCCGGTCCTGCTGTCAAGCCGGCCCTAGAAGGGAGCTTCTTACATTACGCAGCTCCCCGTTGTTCGACTCCTAGGACGCTGTACCACCTTCCTGGTACACATTATCGATCACCCCTTCCGGAAACCGCCCAGTTGCGGTTTACTGGTAAGCTCAAGTTGAAGATGTGTTTCCAGAACAAAGGAATGCTTGTATCTGACGCAGCGTTAATCGCTATGCAGATGGCTTGCAATACAGCTCGTCCTAGTTGGCAAC